GGTTCCGTGCTGTACGAGACGGGGGAGTCGATCTACACCGACACCGCCCCGGATGGTGTCAGCCCCGGCGCCGAGTATCCGCGCACCGCGGTCAGCCACGGCACTGCGTCGCTGGCGAAAACCACCAAGTGGGGTTCGGATGTCGAGGTGACCGACGAAGCCATTTCACGGCAGTTGATCAACCCCGTCGACCGGGCGTTTGAGAAGCTCGTCAACCACATGGTGAAGACGGTCGACTCGGTGGCGATGTCCGCTATCAACTCAGCCATCACTCAGACCACTGCGTGCCTGGCGCCGTGGAACGGATCCGGTTCGTCTCCGCAGATTTTGCGGGACGTCGTCCGGGCGAAGGCCAACATCGCTGCACTCAATCAGGGTTTCGAACCCGACACCCTGGTTGTGGACGATGCGACGTACGCCAACTTCCTGTCCGACACCGCTATCGCGGGGCTCCTGCCGCGCGAGCAGACGAACACCCCTGTGCAAACCGGTTCCTATCTGGTCGTTGCGGGTCTGCGCGTTCTGGTTTCACCGAACGTTCAGAACGGTGGCACCAGCGGTGCCATCGCACTGGTGGCGGATTCGCGGGCACTCGGTGGCATGGCTGACGAGAACCTCGGCGGCCCCGGCTACGTGTCAGCGAACGGTGTCGGTGTTCAGGCCAAGACGATCCGCCAGGACGAGGCCGATAAGTGGCTGCTGCGTGCGCGCCGCGTCACCGTGCCCATCGTTTTGGAGCCGTCGGCGGCCTGGAAGATCACGGGCGTCGCCAACGTCAACGGCAGCTAATGCCGGCTTATCGGGTGAGCGCCCCCCTCGTTTTGGTCCGAGACGAGGAGGGCCGCACCCACCACTGCTACGAAGGTTCAGTGGTGGATGTCGTTGACTCCGGTCATGCCCACTATCTGCTCAAGTCGGGCATGGTGAGCGACGTCAACGCACCCGAACCGTCACATGCGGTGGACACGCACACAACTGTCAGCGATCCTGACCAACGTGGTGCGCGTCCACCGCATGTGGCCGCAAAAGCTGTGTGGGTTGACTACGCAGTCGTGCAGGGATTTGACAGGGTTGAAGCCGAATCCATGACAAAAGAACAACTCGTCACAACATTGGGCTGACGGTGTCTGCCCCGGAGTGCGAGTTCGATCCCGAATTTGATGACTGGCCTCACGTTGAGGACACAGACGAGGCGTGGGTTGCGTTCGCTGTCAGCCGTGGCGTGAAACGTGACGCTGCGGCACGCATGACCAAGCCCGATCTTATCAAGTGCTTGACACGTCTGGACAACACAAGTGAGTGAGGTGAATCAACGTGCCTGAGCCGTTTGTGACTGTCGAGGATTTCGCTGACTCATTTCGGCCACTCAAACCCTCAGAGCAGCAGCTCGCGGAGTGGTTGCTGCAGGTTGCGTCCGACTGGATTCGGGACAAGAAGCCAACAATCTCTAATGACAGCGTGGCCGCTAAGCTGGTGGTCACTGAGGTTGTGTCGAATGCAATCCGTTACAACAAGTATGCGCCATTCAGTTCGTTCAATGAGCAGACCAGTCACAGCACCATGTCGGGTACTTTCAGTCACGATTCGGCTGGTCTTGATTTCACTGACCGGCATCGCGACATGCTTGGTATTGATGTGAACTCTCCGCCTAAGTATTCGTTCACGGCATTCGATTACTGATGAGCCGCATCCCTGGCTCACTTGAAGTGACCATTGTGAAGAAGCCGCCTGGGACGACGGTTCGGAGCTTGCCCACCGACCCGCAGCCGGCGGCGCCGCAACTGATCGTCAAGCAGGGCTGCCACGTGGAAACGCAAAGCCAAATTGAGAACGTCGGACTGTCTGCTATCAACACTGAGTTGGTGTGGATTTTCATGCCACCTGATGCGGACACGGTGGCGATCACGTCGACGGACGTGTTGAGGTTCGCGAGCCGCGACTATCAGATGCAGGGCCCTGCGTCGGTGGAGTACGGCGTTGACGGCGATTCGATCCAGGTGTGGTGCATCGCACGATGGGAAGCGAGCTAAATGGCGCGCACGAAGGTCAAGGAATCGCCACGCCAAATACAGGACATCATCTTTGAACGGGCGCGGGAAGACGCTGCGATGCGCCGCGAACTGCTGCTGTTCTCGCGTCGGGTGCACAAGTATTGGCGACGCATCGCCCCCGTCGGTGACCCCAGTGGTTTGCGTTACGTCGAAAACTTCGGTGGGCCGCTACCCAAGCATTGGAACCAAACCGACAGCAACGCCGGATCCTATAAAGCTGGCATCGTTAACCGTAAAGGCAAACCCGATTCTGACGGTTTGCCAACCCGAATGATTTCCGCGACTGATCATAAGTCGCATTGGATTGAGTACGGGACCGGTGGTACGACACCAACACCGGAGTTTGCGTGTCGGCAGCGCACCGCCACCCGGTTCGGCGCAATGGGTGGTGTCACTGCACGTCAAGGCTTAGTCAACAAGTCGGGGCGTCGTGGCACGACTCGGCTGTCGATTGGCACTGGCAGCAATCGGCCCTCCGGCAGAGCTGGGCGGGCCCGAGGCTATGAACCGGTGGAGCCGGCCGCATGAGCGGCCCGTTGATGTATAGCCTGGCAGCCCCGGACGGCGTTGAGCTTTTAGTGACGTGGCTTGCACCCCTTGACGGCGGCGTTGGCCCGCAACGCTACAGCGGGCAGGGCTTGCCGTATCGGTGGGTCAGTGACGCACCTGGCGGCGCGGACGACAAGGTCACAGACCGTTCCACATTTTCAATCCATACTTTCGGCGTCGATTACTGGTCGGCCCGAGAGCAGGCACGGTTAACTCACCGCCGCATGTTGGCGTTGGGGCCCCCGATGGTTGGACAGTATCGCGTCCAACTTGCTGGTGGCCGAACCGTGTTTGTCGACGGTGTAGAAACCGCAGACCCGCCCAGTTGGCAGGACTACGGAGATAACACCGTCCATCGTTTCGTCGCTCGCTACACCATTGACCTTCGGTTCAGATCAGTTCCTCAAGGTTCGTAGCAGCACAAGCCCAAAGTTTCACCATCCCAAGTAAACACCCTGCGGAATTCCGTGGGCAACACAGATAGGAACACCAAATGCCGAATCCATCAACCGGCTCTGCGTGGACCGATGTCTACGGATTCAACCCGCTCGGTATCCGCAAGGGCATCATTGTCAACATCCTGATCCGCGACTACAAAGGCTCCACCACCAACCTGCGCGGCGGCGCATCGGGAACGAACACCAAAGGGCTGTTCAGCCCCTACGCAGTCGACGGGCTGTACCGCACCGATCTGACGGGCGCCAACTTCCCGGGCGGCCGTTTCTACGACGTCGGCGCGCTGTCCGAGGACGGCATCCGTATTACCCCGGACCTCAGCGTTGAGGGTGTAAGGGTCGCTCAGGCCCGCCGCGCCCAGCGGTTCGACATCGGTGAAGAGAACGACGAACTGATGTTCACGTGCCGCGAGTCCAACAATGTGGTCGACGCTTTGCGTTTCGACCTGCCGTTGGATGCCAACCTGCAATCGGTCGGTGCCACCAACTACACGGTGGTCAAGCCGATGGAAGCCAGCATGGTGGAACGTCAAGCCATCGCGTTCGCTGAGGACGGCGACCAAAGGTTCGCCTACGTGTTCCCGCGTCTGGCACGCAAGTCTGTCGGACAGTCGAACCTGAACCGTCAAGATCCCGACGACCTCGAACTGACCTACGGCGCCGTGCCGTGCCCGTATGCCGACACCCCGGTGTATCTGGTGCGTGACGGCGTCGGCTGGCGAAGCCAGGTCACCGTCGCAGGAGCCCCCCCCACTTCGGGTTCCTGATCTCCTGAACCTCGCTGGGCGGCGGTTTCATCAGATTTGGTTCGTCCGTCTGATGTCGGGCTGGCCGTCGCTCAGCGAGCCCCACCTGATGGTGGGGCTAGCCCTGTTAGAGCCCAAGAAAGGAAACAGCCATGCCCAACGAGTCAGTTTCGGCGGCCAAAGCCCGCCGCGAAGTTTCTCCCGCAGAAGCTCGGCAGCAAGCCGCCGAGTATCTCGGGTTCACTGCCAGCATCTATATCAAAGTTGATAACGGCGAAGTGTTTGAAATCCCCAACCCGGGTCTGCTAGACGACGATCAGCAGGAACGCTTCGAAGAGCTGCAATCGGAGTTGGAAACCTTTGACCACGACGAGGTTGAGGTTCCGGTCGTGGAGTACACCGTCGAGACACGATCCGACGGCAGCACCTTCAGTGAACCGAAAGTGGTCGGCCACCGCACTGAGCGTGTGCTGCTGACCAATCCTCATCGCAAGGACGGCCAGCCTGTCAAGCCGCCCTACAATGTGCGTTTGGCGATTGCTTTGTGGGGTCAGGAAGGCTACGAACGGTACAAGGCCGGCGGGGGGCGTTCCAACCAGATCGCGTTGGAGTGGACGCGGATGAACCGCGAGTTTTTGGCGAAGGATAACGCGGACCCAAAACCCGAATAGCCGTCGCGTACTTTCGGCGGTTTGCGAGCGAAATCCGACACGACCTGTCCCGATTCCACAACCGGCATGTCCGCGAGTGGCATCAGGGTGTGATGAGTAGCAGCGAGTTGCTTGACCTGTTGGAGTTCCTGCCCGAAGAGTCGGCCACCAAAACTGGTGAGCGTTCCGGTGACTGGTCGTCACATGAGTATCGGGCTGCCCGCATTGTCAATGAGTTGGCGTTGATGCGCTACGAACATGCCGGCGGGCAGAAACCGAACTTGGATCTGTCGCCGGGTGAGCAGTTTGTGAAGCAAGAAAAAGATGAGTGGCGGACGCGGCGGCACGCTGAGGTTTCAGCCCAACTACACGGCGAAAGGTGATGCTCTGTGGCTCGCAATGACATCAACCTTTCTATTGGCCTTGACCTAAACAGGATTGATCTGGTGGCCCGCCAGATGCACGACCAATTGGGTGCTGCTGGCGGCGCTGGCGGGCGCAGAGCCGGTGATCTTTTCAGCAGCGAGTTCGCAAAAGGGATGCAACTCAATGAGAAGCCGATCCGCCGCGCCTACGAGCGGGTTGTCGTTTCCATTAGCCGGCAAACCGAAGCTGAAGCGAAACTTGAAAACCAAAGCCGACGTACCCAAGCGGCAGCTCAACGTTTAGCGGAAGAACAAGCCAATCTAGCGCGAGTGCAAAACGACGCGTCAGCAAGCTCCGACAGGCTCAGCGAGGCACAAGAACGCGCACGGGCTGCTAGCTCTGAGCATTCAGCCGAGATCGCTAAACAGATCAGTTTGCGTTCGCAGTTGACCAGGGCAAACAACGAACACATTGCGTCGTTGAGTGGAGTGTCCGCTGCTCAAGAAAAAGTCATAGCTGACGCTGACGCAAACCTGTCGCTGCTCTCCATTGGTAAATACATTTCTGCTTTACGTGCCGTTGCCATCCCGGCATCTTTTGCGGTAGGTGCTTCAATTCTTGTTGAGATTGCAGGTGCCGTTGCTCAAGCCACGAAAGCAATCCTGGTTTTGCCTGCCGTGGCTACAGCGGGCGCGGCAGCGGTCGGAACTTTAACACTTGCAACGATGGGCTTCGGCGATGCCATCAAAGATATTGGCGATCCCGAAAAGTTTGCAACCGCTTTACAGAGCCTATCTCCGAACGCGCAGCAAGCAGCCTTGTCGATACAAGCTGTCATGGAACCTCTGAAAGAGCTGAAGAACGCCACACAGGATGCGTTGTTTGCCGATTTCGGCCCGATGATCAATCAACTGGTCAACGAGTACCTGCCGACTGTGCAACGTCTAACTGTTGGGGTTGCGGGCGCTTTCAGCGCGCTGGCTAGCGAAGCGTTCGATTCTTTGATGAGCCCACAGGTGTTCGATTCGATCACCAACACCGTCAACAACATTATTCAAGCGTTCCAAAACTTGGCGCCGGCCGTCGATCCGCTGATACGGGCGTTCACACAACTGACTGAGGTAGGTTCAGGATTCCTACCAGGAATTGCTAATGCGGCAGTTGATGCAGCTAACGCTTTCGCTAACTTTATAGATCAAGCCGCCCGCTCGGGCGAGCTTCAGGGTTGGATTCAAGATGGCATAACAGCGTTAGGGTTGATGTGGGACGCCGTCTACGCCATTGGTGAAGCATTCATGGCTTTGGCTAATGACGATTCATTACCAAGTATTGTTGAAGCATTGCAGCAGATAGACGAAATGATGCCTGTCATCGCCGCTGGCGCACGCATTGTGTTGAGCGCTTTTAGCGAAATAGGTCTAGCTGTCCAACAAATCGGTGACGCGATGACCAATGTCGAAAGACTCACGCTTACGGTAGCTCGGGGCCTTGAGGCAGCGTGCGAGAGGTTCGCGGGCGCTATTGATGGAGTTTTTGCGCCGATCAGATTCTTTATTGATCAACTCAACAGAAGTCCGTTAGCAAGGTTCCTGGTTCCTGGTGCTGGTGGCATTCCTCAAATACCGTCAGCCGCGGCACTGGGTAACGGTTTCGGTGCTGTCGGTTCAAACCTAGAGCGCCGCCTAGATCCGCGCCCCAGTGTTCCGCAGGGCTCGTTCAGACGGCAGGGCGGATCTTCGGGCCGCGGCGCGGGAACACTTGGCAGCGTCGATGGTTCATCGTTCAGCTCGTATCTTGAACGGCTGCGGCAGGGCATTCCGGGTTTCCCCCAAGGCGGCTATCCGTTGCCTGCACCGCCGCCGCCGGCTGGCAGTGCAGGGTCGGAGTCTTCGGCAGCAGAACCGCCACCGTACTTCGACCCGTCGCTTTACAGCGTTGACTCAATGCCAGTAGCTGGCGGCATCCCGATGCAGTCGCAACTGAAAGCCCTTGATGATGCGCTGCTGTCGAATGTTCCGTCAGGCCGCTACGACTCGGTGACGAAGGATTTGACGTTGGGGTTGGCTGACTGCACCAGCTCCGTCGAGGATCTCGTCAATATGTTGCAGGGGCAGTCCACTGTTGGCGGAACGTTGACGACATTTAACGCTGAGCAGTGGTTCACTTCCCGCGGGTTTATGCCGGGGTTGGCGCCGGGGGCGTTCAATGTTGCTTTCACCAATCAGGGCACCCCGCACATGGAAGCCACCCTGCCCGGTGGCACCAACTTCAACTTCGGCAACAACACTGATGCTGCTGCCGGTGGTCGCACCTCGTCTATGGGTGCCTATTCCCCGAACTTGGAGCAGAAGTTCCACCTGCCTGTAGTAACAGGAATGATGCCGAACGGTGCGATGCCAGGTGCAGGCTATTTCGAGCAGGATCCGCAAGCAATCTTCGACGCCGAATCTGCGCTGCTTCGATCAGAGAATGACGTTGAGCAAAAACGCTTGCGCCTGTTGCAGCTTCAGTCTGACAACACTGCCACCCAGCTACAACTGATGACTGCCCAAAATGATGTTGACGAAGCTCATCGTACCTATCTGTCGAATCAGACCAAACTGGCTGAGGCGCAGCAAGGCAAGTTTAAGCAACTCGATCAGGCTGTTACGGGTGCTGCAAGCCGGGTCGCATCAAGTATGGGTGAGATTGGCGCCGAACTGGCCGGCGACTTCGGGTTGTCTGAGGGTCTGCCCGGTATCGCAAAATTCTTGACCACAGCTTTAGCGAACATGGCGTTCGCCCCCATGATGGGTTCATTGGCCGCAATTTCGGCGTCAGCACCTATTCAGGGTGGGCACGGAATGTTCGGCATGATGGGTGCCCAAAACATGGCTGCGGGCGGCTCACCTCTCGGCCTCAGTATGCCCCCGATGATGCCCGGTGCGGCAATCCCACCGATGATGCCGGGACCGGTAATGCCCGGGACAGGTATCCCACCGATGATGCCGGGACCGATGACCGCTCCTGGGATACCGATGCCGTCCATGATCGGCCCTGCGCCCCTCGGCGGCGGGATGCACGGCGGGGCTGCCGGTGCACCTCCCGGCCCGACGTCCATGTCTCCGGGCGGATCCGTTGGTGGTGGCGGCTTCCAAGGTATTGGCGGGCTGCCGATGGAAGCAATGATGGGCGCAACCGCAGGCTTGAACATGATCGCGCCGGGTGCAGGTCAGGCAGCGCAAGTCGGAATGCAACTCGCTAATCGTGCGGCAGGGTTCGCGGGCCAAGTGGCCGGTATCGGTGTTGGTGGTTTGTTGGAAACATTCCTGCCGAACAACTCATCTACTGCTGATCCTTCCAAGTCGTGGATTGGGAAGATCGCTTCCGGTGTTGCTGGGGCTCGGCCGGCGTTGCCGAACAGTGCAGGTTCGGCGCCCGCACAGCCGCCGATGCCTCAGCAGGGCGGTGCGGGGTCGGGTGGGCCGATGGTCAACATTGAGTCGATGGTCAATCAAACGCCTGACGGCGGTCAAGCGGTGGCGAACCAGATCGGCCGTATGCAGATGAGTGGTTACGGTGCGGGCGGCCCACGATGATCACTTATCCTCGCGGCGAAATCACCCCGATGGGTTCGCGCATGTTGTTGGAAGGCACCGAGCCGCACATCAGTTATGTGTCGTACAACGACTTGATGGTGTTTCATCTGATGGGCCCGATGAGCCCGATGCCTGGTGTGCAGGCCGGGGTCACTATCGCCGCCGAATCCATCAAAGGGTTGATTGCGCCGTGGCAGACGTTGGACCAGTCCGGGGCGAACCAGGACGGCGTCACGTTCAACGATGCTGTTTACAGCCCAGCCGAAATTGACATGCTGGTTGAGGTTCACGGACAAACACCCGAAGAGACACGCACCGTCATCCGTGACTGGATTGGCTCTTGGGATGCCCACAATCAAGGCGAGCTGCAAGTCCTCACACCTGAGCAGGGTTTGTGGTGGGCGCCAGTCAGGTGGTTGAAAGCCCCCACCGATGCGATGATGCGTGCGTCGTCTAACCGTCAACGGTTTCTCTGGACGTGCCGCGTCGATGACGCCTTTTGGCGGTCCTACGATTCGGTAGGCAGCTTCGGGTTCATCTACGAGGCCACAACAGACACATTCAACTACGGTTCTGCAAACAGCACAGACTTAGGGGCCAACTGGCCGCTGCGTTACAGCGGCGCTGGCGGCGGCTACATCTATGCCGATGGCTCCCAGGCACGGTGGAGAGACGACCCCGACGACCAGTTCACCACCAATCCCCGCGAGGTCGTCGCAGGGCCGTTGAAAGACTTTTACACAACAACCAATGACCAAGTCGTCAACATGGTGTTTGGGTCATTCACCGAGATTTCGTTCCCAGAGTCGGGGTACAACGATCTGTGGGGCCGGATGGGACGCAACGTCAACGGCACCTGGAACGGCTACGGCATCCGGGCGCGCATCGGCTTTGGACTGCTGGAAATATCGAAATTTGAGAACTTCGTCAAAACTGTTATGGCGTCCCGGCCGCTGATCGTTCCTCCCGTAATGGGCGAAAAGTGGACGTTGGTGTGCGGCTTTGAAGGCAATCCGCGGTTGTTTAAGATCCTTCGCAACGGCGGTGAAGCTCTCAGTCACAAAGACACCTCGTCGCTGTTCGGGCCAACCTATCGTGGCATCGGCTTCGGCATGTACGCGGCTGGCGCCCTAATCACGCAGGCTACCCCGGGCAGTGTCCGCAAGATCAGTGCCGGCGACAACACATCGGTAAGCCAAGAGGGGTATCTTTCGCTCACCAACAACGGTGACGTTCCTTCGTGGCCCCGCTACCTGCTGTACGGCCCAGGCACATTCTCTATGGGCAACGGACCCGAAAGCTCCGACGTGGTCACCTTGGGTCCTCTGGTGGACGGCCAGATTGTGTTGATTGAAACGGATCCGCGCCGCCGATCAGTGATCGACTTGACCCCGTCAGCGTTGGCGTCGAACACCCCGCAACTCAACTTGTTCCAGCAACTCATCAAAGCGTTGGTGTCGTTCGCCACCAACAACAACACCCCACCACTACTGGAAGAGTTTGAGTCACTGTTCGGCATCGCGCCGCCGCAGGGAAACTTGTACTCGCTGATGTCGGGCCGGTTCACTTCTCCACTCCCCGCTCGGCCGTCCGGTTCAACGCCCGTCACGTCGCAGATCCTTGTGCGGATTGATGACGGCACCGCTGACAGCAAGATCGTTGGCGCAGTCACCCCCCGGCGCAAATGGCCTTTGTAAAACACACCCTGTTCATGGTGCGTGGCACCGGAGCTAGAGGATTCCAGCAGTTAACGGGACAGGAAGCCTTTGAGACGGCCGGCCACTACGAAAACGTGGTGGGCAGCCGACTTGATTCAGACGTGTGGGATGTTGTTGACGTCGGCTATCCGGGCGACCTGATAACTATTGAGTCGTTCCTGCAAATGGGTCAGACCGCTGATCAAGGTGTCGATAACTTGACGGCCCTAATTGAGCAGTTACCGCTAGGGCGAAAGTTTGCGATGGCTGGGACGAGCCAGGGCGCTATCGTGGTGTCTCGGGTTTATGAAGAGATACGTTTCGGCGCACTGTCTGACCGTGATCCTGATTTGTTGGCTGCTGTGGTGTTTGGCAATCCGCGCCGCTACCCGGGCTGGTCGATTCCCGGTGGTTCGGCCCCGGGTGGGGTGAACAGTCGAGGTGCTTTAGGCAGCGACATCATGGCTCAGCCGGATTCGCGGTGGTGGGATTTCGTGATGACCGGCGACATTGTTGCCGACACTGCGTTCAACACGAACGCGGGCCAAGCCCAAGAGGTCATTTTTGGGTTTATGCAGGGCGACTACTCGGGTGCAGTTGATTTTCTGGAAGAGATCGTTGACCAGTTCAACGACGGCCTTTTCGCGGGCATAACGTTGGGCCTTGAGGACATCACCGATTTAGCTTCAGCGATGTTCCAAGCCTTTTTGATGGCGGTCGCTGTGCCGCTTGCTCAAGACCCAGTTTTGAACAACAGTCCGCATATTCAATATCACTGGCCTTACACGAACCTGCCCGGTAACAGCACCGCTTCGGCTGTCGATTTGGCGGTCAACTATCTCACCGAGGTAGGCGAGAATGCCTTGCCGCCCGCACCGATCCTATCGCGGCAGCGCAACGAAATACGTTCCCTGCGCCGTGCACTAAAAGGCGACGGCTACGAAGCGATCAACGAAGCCAGCATCGTCGTTGCCCGCCGCGCCTCGGAAGCACCGGAAATCGTTGTCACC